TGCTATTATTTAAGTCTGTTCTCGCTTCCGTTAATGGGTTACCGTTGTATGTTATGCTCGAAACAGTTCTATCTTGACCGTAATAATGTGAATGCCCTACAACAAGTAACCTATCACTGCCACTGCCGGTTGTATGAGACCACGAATAACTACTTACAGCGGATTTTAACTCTGTCCTACTTGTAGCGTCGAAGGCAATGGAATGTGGTTTATTATGTGGCTGTGGCGGCTCGGGCGGGGGCAGTTTCTCCACCTGCTCAATTCTTTCCGGCTGCGGATGGTCCTTTATCCTTGCCGTATCCCAGTATTTTTTACCGTTGCTCCGGATTCGGATTATTCCGCCTTCGGGCATTTCTTTCGGTATTTCCGCCCAGACCGCCTCTGCGCCTTTTGCAGTAAGAAATTCATCGTAGTAGCAATGCTCTCCCTCAATTATCTTGACTTCGTTCAGGTCAGAGACATCATAATTCTCATCGACAAACTCGAATTGCGCCTCGTTTTTGGGCTTCGTGCGGACAAGGTCCCCCCCCTCAACTACGGCATATTGCCCGAAATCAAGGTCTCCGTCCGCCGTATCGAATTTGAGCGTCTCATAAGAACCCAACCATTTGTTTTTGTATTCAATCATCCTTAATTTTACTTGCGATTTAAGACCCCTTTGTCCGGTATTCAAAATTCGTATCTGCTATATGCTTAGCCTCCTATTGCTTTAATCAGTCCATATATAACACCAGCAGAGGTCAAACCACTGCCCATACAAGCACCAATAAGTAACATTTTGCTTGCGAGTAGTGTTTTGCCGTGCGGACAACTTTGTATATGCTCTCTTAACACTTCTTTGATTATCTCTCTGGCAATTTCTTTACATTCTGCTCTGTCCCCATCGCTTAAAGCCATTTTTAATCCTCGTATTCTCCCTGCTCTTCTCCGAACTCATTTACATTCGTATTAAAGTGTATTGTTTTGAGGTCTGTATCTGCAGGAAATTTCAATAAGTGCTCTCTATATGTTAATAATTGTTTCAACTTTTGATTTGCAGATACCTTTTTATCGCCTATCTGATAATCGACTTGTGGATTTTCAAGTAATGCCTCAATCTTCGTATCCACTTCGGATAATGTCATTGCCATATCACTGCTCCATAAATTCAAAGGGCGGACGAGCAACCCCGCCCGCCCCAAAATCAGAAAGGAATCCGGTTACCAATTATTAGCCTGCACCAGTGGATTCTACAACATACCGATGGTCAATGGCCCCAACCTTACTGAATCGCCTGACCTTATATTGAGCAATGACGTCACGTTCCCACGCCGCATCGTTCTTGTCGTCTCTGCGAGTAAGCACCTGCAATGGTATAACGACCTTCTCAAGAAACTGTTTCTTGAAATTGCCGTAATACCAGTAAGCACTACCGTTGGCCTTGTCAATCCACGGACTGAACAGCGTTTTAAGCTGATAATATGGATTTGTTTCGTGATACCCCACAGATGAGCCACTATTTAGAGGCATCATTTGATTGCGTGTCAAACGAGTAGCTGTTCCCTTCAAAGCCCTTGCTGTAAGCAATATCATTGTATCCTGCATTACATCAATCGGGTCTCCGTTTTCGTCCATAACATCATCAAACACTGCCTCAGCAGCATCAAGGTCGGTATAATCCGCAAGAGCGTCAGTTATTGCGTTCTTGTAGAGCACACCGCCGCCAACATTGCCGCTCGCCCCGTTTGATGTTCTATACAAAGCCGTTCTCGTTCCGCCTGGATAATAAGCGTGATAATTCTTGCCATCCACAGTTGCATCCAAAATCGTATATATTACGCTCTTTTCACGGTCTTTGGCTGCCCTCTGGCCAAACTTAGATGCCTTCAACATAATCAGACCAGTTTGGTCAAATCTTATCGCCTCGTCGGTTATATCGAGAATCTCGCCTCTTTTTGCTCCACTGATAGTTACAAAGAACTCCTCGATATCCCCGCTATGCGGATACCCGCCACCTTCCGGTATATCCTCAAGGTCGCCCTTAAGAAAAGCGCCCGGAATAGTATCGGTTTTCAGTTTGCTTGTAAATTTTGTAACAAGCTGGTCTGCTATGCCTGGATATTCCGTAAAGCCCTGAATGACCTTTTTGCTCACAAGCGTCCCAGTAATAATTGGGAATTGAGATGTATTAACCGCTTCAAACAACTCCTTTATGCTGAAATCTTCCGGCTGCATAAGCGGTTTTTCACCTTCTTTAGCATTCAGCAATTTAGGCATCATATGCTGAATGAATTTATCGAAGCCACCTGAGTTTTTTATGGCTTCCTTCAATTTACCTACCTTGTTCTCGAAACTCATTGTTTACTCCTTTATACTCTAAAACCTTTTATGGTATTTAGTTACAAAACTTCACTTATTGCCATTTAGTCCTGTCCCGTTATCGGGTTCATAACAGTATTAGGCAGCAGTTTACAAAGAACTCCCGTTCCTTCTGCGGAATCGTGGTTCTTTACGCAAACAGCAATCGGGTTGGTTGCTCCATTCGCAACTGTATCGATAGAATCATCCGCTCCTGTGTAAGAAGCCGAAGCTGTTGAATTGGCAAGTATCGCCACCGGGTCACCAAATGAAATATCCTCGGCCGACGCTTGTGTAAACTCGTAAATCGAATCAAGACTTACATCAACAAGGATATCATCGGTATCACCATCACGTGACGCATTTTCAGCTATACCAACAAAAACATCGGCACAACCATCTCTGACCGTAGCAGCAGCAGCAGCTTCGCTACCATCAGGATATTTTTGGCTCGGCGTTGTAGCTTTACCGCTTGCCAATAGAACAAAGTCGCCTTTCTCAATAACCGTAGCCGAAGCCACTGGCACTTGCACCAATTGCCGTTTACCTCTACGGTATCTATTTGCATTAGCCATTTTTACATACTCCTTTTTTAGAGATTACTTTTATCGTTAATCGCCAAAACCTTACTCGGTCAGCGTTTTTACTCTAATGAATTATCTTTAAGGTCCGCTGCAATGCTCTCGGCCGTAGTGTCTCCAGCAGCTTCTTTGTGTTGACGCTCCGTATTGTTTTTCACACCAACCTTGCCGGTAACAGCATTAAAGCGGTCGTCAATTTGCTCTTTGATTTTGTCCTCAACCTTCTCGCCTTCCTTGACCGTTATAGACATCAGTGATTTCTTAAACACTTCTGTCTTGGCCTCGTCCGGCAATTCGCTTTCATCGAGCATCTTGTCTATAGTTGTCTCTTTCTTTTGGAGTTTTTCTTTGACCTCTGCCTCATCTACCTTTTTCTGCAGCTCATCGTTTTCTTTTTTGAGTTTCTCGTTCTCATCGATAACTTTTTGAAACTCATCATCTCTTGACTCTTTGCCTTCATTGATTAAAGTATCAATAAGGTCTTTCCGGGCCTCTTTTAGGCCAACCATAGTTACTTCTTGATAATTCATCTGATTATCTCCTTTATCATCTTCTAACTTGTTCTCGTAAAATCCGTTATTTGTAGCTGGTTCTGTCACCACATCTACGCTTACGACCTTATCAATAGACTCAACAACTTCTTCGTTGTTCTCTTTATGAAACCTGCCGAAAGCATTGTGACTCATCCCTGCAATTTCCGGCATTTTTGTTGCGATTTCATAAGTAAGTTTCCCTCCATCTGTGCTTAATAGATTAAGGTCTCCCCTTATTTTCTGCCCGTCAAACCTTACATTCTCAATCTTGCCTGCAATATCTCTTGTGCTCCTCCATCCTCTCTTTTCGTCTCTATCGTCAGGATGGTCTATGTAAACCTTTGAACCTTCATATTTGCTAACCCCACCTTTGAGCGCTTCTACCGTATAACGCCTGCCATTTCTGCTAACCTGCCCTACTAAAGCAGCGTTTCTGATAATCATTTTTTCGCTGTCAATGGTTATTTCAGAAAACGCGCCGTCAAATTGGTTTTTGATTTCCTTTAGATTCATTTTTTCTTATTTCTGTCCTGCCACGCCTGGTAACACATTGCAGCAATTTGGTCGCTACCCCTATCAGGAGCAGCTTTTGTTTCAAACTCTATGCACCGGCTTATAAATTTGCTTTGCTCTTCATCCTTTTCCGGCTTTGGCATTGGCATTTTTAAGCTCCAATAAAAAAGGGGGTTCAGCAAAGTGTTAAAATGCTGAAACCCCGTATCTGGTAGTTTCAAAAGTTATTTAGTTTTTAGAATGGCCTAAGGTTTTCTATTTGCTTTATTATCTTGCCATTTTCAACCTTTCCATCATAGACTTTGAACTCAACGCATATCGTACCATATTGTAACTCAAAAGCTTTCTGTCTTATCTGCTCAATATAAGCTTCCAACTTATCTTTTTTTTGTTTATCTTTTAAGTTCTGTTCTGGCATAGCTTTATATCAATTGAAAATTTGCCTTATGCAACTGTTTTTTTCGCCTTTGCAAAATCCGCTTGTGTCATTTTAGGAAAATTAAGCTTTTCATCAGGCACTTCATCAAGCACCAGCTCATCATAACACATACAAAAAGGGTGTGCCGGCAACATAGGTGGATTGTCCTTAGGAAAGTATTTACCATCAAAATATGCACACGTTTCGCAGGGATTACCACTACCTACCCGCCATATTGAACCTTTGAGCCATTTCTTTCGCTGTATATATCTTACCGTTCCCTCGTGATAAGCCCTTGCATATTCTGTTACTACCAACCGCCTGCTATTTTTATACGCAGACCTATAAACTCCGCGTCCCGGGTGATATGCTCTCGCCGGTTTGCTCAATACCAATTTACCATCTTTTCTAACCCTATGAAACCTTGCATTTGGTTCTGCAAGATAAGGTCTTATATCTCGTCCAACCTTATCAGCACTTTCACCTAACAATACGCCTGTATTTATTCGATTGCGAATCTGTTTCTCTGCGTCCCACGTAATATCCCAAACTCTCTGCGAAAATGTTATCCGGCCATATTGCGTTCTCATCAGAAAATCCATAGCATCAGAGTTTATCCGTCCCCACACACTATCCTTCCACAAAACCTTCGTTACATCATAAGCTCTTATCTTACCATCCTTGCCTATAAAACTTGTTCCTATGCCTAATTTAGCATTTCTCGGCAGCTTCATATTTTTCAAAGCATAAATATAAGTCTGCATACCGAAATTGATACTTTGCCTCATACCCTCTTTAGTAAGTGTTTTTAAGTCTGGTCTCAACTGTCGTAATATCCCTCGAATACTATCAGGGTGTGGATTAAACTCTGAACCAAGCAAGCTGACTAACCTACCAGGTGGTAACTTACCTTCCTTCGCATATTTGGCAAGCTGCCTTTGTATCTTATCCGCAGCAGCAGAAAACAAGGCGTATATCTCCCTCTCCTGCTTAATTGTATAATGTAGCCAGTCCTTGCGTGATTTAAGAACTGCCTGCCGGATTGTCTCTTGACTGTTCATCTAAAATTTCTCTTTATAAATCATTTCAAGCTCTCCAGATACTCTTGCGGCAAACCCTCAGCTAAAGCATCAACGAAATTCGGGTCTTTGTTAAGCCGATAGTACATACCTTCATCCTTGTTATATAGTATGTGCGCTCCGTGTTCATCGACACCGTAGTAATCGTATCCACGCTCCAACCACGGCCTAACTATCTTTGGAGCATTCTTTTTAGGTGATATTTTTATAGACGGCTTTTGCTTCTCTTTTGGTTTTATCGGGTTAGGTTCCGGCTTATCATCTGCTTTAGCTTCTAATTTCGCAAGCTCTTGCAAATCTTCAAAGTTTGCATCGTCTCTATAATCACCATTCTCATCAATTATTTTAGCTCGCAATTCCGCAAGCCGTTTTTTCTCTTTTTCGTTGAGTTTGCTCATAATTTCTCCTTAATCTACAAAGAATTTGCAGTAATTCGCAGATAATTTCTTCATCTTCATCGCTTGTTATTAACGGGTTAATAGATAACAAAGTTTGTCGTAAGCGTTGCAGTAATTCCATTACATAAATTCCGGCTCTTCTGCCTGTGCCCGCTCTTTTTCTTTCTCATTTTCAATATCAATTTGGTTTTGCTCTTCTTCGTAATTGTACCCCAGTTTGGTTGATATAGTCTTGTCCGAAGCCCATCTGTTTTGTTTATGCATTTGGTATGACTCTGTATCTTCCTTCAAATTCCTGTGAACCATCGTAGCAAAATTAACACTGCTTTTCTCGCTGGCACTTCCCGAAATTGCTCCCTCTTTTTTGCCAAACTTGATAACTTTGACAAAAATCTCTTTGATATAATTCCCTACAATGTCCTGCCAATCCTCGATTGTCCTTACCATCGGGCTTTCGGCAATTAAGGCAGAAGCATAGTTTTGATTGCTATAATCGCCTGTTACCACACCTTCCACCAAGCCAGTACCCTTACAAATCATCCTCTCAATGTTCCTGCCATCGTCTTTTGTATCT